CCCGGGAAGTTACCCTTGACTTTGCCAAGGCCGGGGCTCAGGGGCGGGCCGTCAATGCGCTCATCGCCTTCTGGAACGCCAACGTACAGGGGATCGACAAGATGGCCCGGGCCTTCAAAGAGAACCCGGTTGAAACCACGATCAAGACCATGGCGGCGATCACCTTGCCGTCGGTCCTCCTAGCCTGGGCGAACCACGACGACCCGCGGTACAAGGAAATCCCCCAGTGGCAGAAGGACCTTTTTTGGATCATTTTGACCAAAGACAATATCTACCGCATCCCTAAGCCTTTCGATTTGGGGATAATTTTCGGGACCGCCCCGGAGCGGATTGTTGAATACATCTTGACCAAGGACCCGGAGGCTTTTGACGAACTCGGGAAATCCTTAGCCCGGGGGGCAGCACCCGGGATGGTTCCAACCTACATGGTCCCTTTCATCGAGAACTGGGCGAATAAGTCAATGTTCTTCGACCGGGCGATCGTCCCCCGCGGGCGGGACCAGCTTCTTCCGGAATACCAGTATGGGCCGCATACCAGCGAGGGGGCGAAGATTCTTGGGCACTTCCTTGGACGCCTTCCTTTCGGGGAGACCTGGGAGGAGCAAGTTGTCAGCCCGGCGAAGGTTGAAAACCTTGTCAAAGGATGGACCGGGGGGTTAGGCCGATACGCCATGGTTTTACGGTATGCGAGTTTCGCGTCAAAATTTGGGATCAGCCCGGAAAAGATAGGTATCCTTGAATCGACCAAGGGAGAGGCGCCGACAAAGACGCTGGCCGACATCCCTTTTATCAAAGCCTTCGCCGTGCGCTACCCTTCCGGCCAGGCGGAAAGCATCCAGAAGTTTTATGACAACTATGACAAGGCCAGCCAGGTTATCAAGACGACCACCGAGTTGATCAAGAGGGAATTCAACCCGAACATGGCGGCCAAACTCCTTTTAGAGAATGACCTGATTAAACTGGACGGCCACTGGGAAGCCATGAACAATATCAGGAACATGATCGAAGCCACCTATTACAACCCGGAAATGACCGGGGACGAGAAGCGGGAATTCATCGACATCATGTACCTTCAGATGATTGCCATCGCCAAGAATGGAAACGAGATTGTCAAGGATGTCAAGAAGGCTGCAGAGGAAATGAAAAAGAAAACCGAGACGACCAGGAAGATAAGGCAGGAAAAGACAACGCTGGGACAAGTTCCCGCCTTCCAGTGAGGACCCCATGATTGCCGACGATACCTACACCTGGGCATATGTAGCAAGCGGGACGAATGACACCTTCCCTTATACCCGGAAAATCTTCGACGACGACGACCTACGGGTTTACGTTGACGATGTTCTACAGACCAAGGGTACTCATTATGGAGTGACTGGGGTTCTGGACAACGACGGGGGAAACGTGGTCTTCGAGGCGGCTTACATCCCGGCTGCATCCGCCGAAGTTAGGATCGTCCGGGCGGTTCCCAATACCCAGGAGCAGGACTGGCAGGAGAACGACTTCAACCCGGCTACCAGGTTTGAGGATGGGTTGGACCGAGTTACGGTACAGGTTCAGCAGCTTCGGAACGACATTGACGATTTGGTTGTGGGAGACATCCCCGTCCCCGTGGCCGTTGACCATGGGGGGACCGGGGCCGTAGACGCATCGACTGCTCGGGATAACTTGGGTTTGGCAATAGGATCCGATGTTCAAGAATATGATGCAGTTTTAGACACCCCCACGGCAACACCCGCGGCATCGGTTATCCCGGTAGCTAAACCAACGGGGGTCCTCGCGGAAGGCTGGATGCCCAGGAAGCCGGGACATAATCTCCTAGTAAACAGCAGTTTCGGGGTATGCTGCGGACTCGCCGGAAAATATTACGGAACGGTTATCGCTTGCACCGGGTTTGATGTTAACTCAAACACCCCGAAATTTTATACCTCAAATTATCAAGATATCGAGGTGGGGAGTCTAGTCTTTGTGGCTACCACCGTTTCCGGGCTCAATAACTGCGCGAAGATGGTGACCGCAGTGGTTCCCGGAGTGAGTTTTACTGTCCAAATGGAGGGGGCCGCGCTTTCGCCCAATCCATCCAAAGCGGTGAATGTATTTGAGTTGTGGCCCGGGGATACAACCGGAAGCACTGGGGACGGTCCGGACTGGTGGACCAAATCCGTAACGCTTCGTTGCTGGCGGCGATGGAAGCCTGCCCTAGCCCGGGACGGAGGAAGCCCTTATGTGATGATCCTCAAAAAAGGATCGGGCTCGACCGAGTATTTTTATCAGGAAATTTTTAAATCGTCCTGGCCTGAACGGCTGCGAAAATATGCCGGGAGAACCATTACCTTTGGGATGTGGGTATACCCGAAAGCGGCTATGAATTCCTGCGACATTTATATTTCGGATGGCGTGACCACGACCAAGAGCGCGACGGCAACCGGAGGGGGATGGACCTGGCTGGAGGTTACGGCTGACATCGGGGCGTATTCCTCAATCACTAAAATCCAGTTTGTCCTGGAAATTATAGGTTCCGCCAATGACGAAATCTATGCCACAAGCCCGATTGCCATTTTGGGCCATGAGATCGGCGAGGGTAATTACTTCCAACCACCCGGTGAAGTCGTCCCCTGCATTGTCCATATGACCCCTCCTACCTACCATGGAGCATCCGTTTCCAGCAATCGTTGGATCAGGTTCGAGCAGGAGAACAACGGGCAGTTTCCCAAAGAGGCAAAAGGAATCTTCTTTGCGTTAGAGGGAATTAACGATACCAAAACTAACGAAATGTGGGTATCAACCAATTCCACCGCCCCGGAGATAACCCAAATGGTATTATGCAACAATACCGGTGCAGGAAACAAACAGAATAGGATTTCCTATTATCCTTTCCACTTTCCGTCAAGGCTTTATCTGGGAGTAACCGGCGGATCTGCTGCGTGGTATGCGGTAAACATCGACATTGCAGCGATAGAGATATTTTAACGCCTGGAAAGGAGTAGTCAGCGGTCGAGAAACTTCTTTTCAATCTCCCGGGCGAACTCATCCAGGCTATCACCCCAGGCCGCCCGGAACCATGCTTTCAGCAGCCAGATTTTGACTTCCTCATGGGCCAGCCGCCGGCCAATGGACCTCTCGAAATCCTCCAGCCTGATTGCCCACTCGTCCCTCACCTTTTTCTTCGCCGCCCGGGAATCCTTGCATAAAGAATAAATGAGGGCCGCACCCAGGGGCACCAGGAAGATCATCAGGATCAGGGGGAGGGAGCTCATGAAAAAATTATAGCATGAAAGAAAATGCTTGACAAATGTTTTTTCTTGGTTTAAAGTGATATATAGGAGCGGGCGATAGCCTGCACGTAGTTCAATTTGTGGGGGGGACGCCGCCACGTCCCCCCCGCTGCCTTGGCGGAGGCGAGTTGTTTAAGAACCAAATTTCATTGAACTTTTCAATTTCCCCGGTTGACCTTCACAGGTTGGCCGGGGTTTTTTTTTGCCATTTGCTAAGGAACTACGCCTTGAGACATCTGGCAAAAGGCCATGCTGGATCAGTTCACGGGTGGCGGCATGGCTTTATTTTGCGCTACCACGCGAAACCAGAAGCGCACCGGGCAAGTCTAAAAAGCATCACCCGGTAAAGGTGGGCGGGAAAGTAGAGCCCGAAAGGATACGCTGAAGCCGCTTCATTCTACTTGGTAAGCGGCCGATGCCTGCGACGACGGCTCCATACCAGGGCGGACGATCAAAGGCGGGGAAAGACTAAACCGTTTAAAACAAACGGGAATAGTCTTTTCTCGCCCACTCAGACTCACCACCCAGGGCAGTTAAGAAAGAAGGAAGAATAAATAAAGAATGGGGGTTCTATGGTTAGGTGGGATAAGATAAAGGTTGAAAAAGAAATAAACTGTTTGCGGTGTGGCGGAAAAATTTTGGCCGGGGAGGAGGCTTTTAAAAAGTCTGGAGTTATTCAGATTGACCGATACGAAAAAGGAAAGGATGAACTCGAAGAAAATTTTTTTCATGCTTACCATTTTTTACTCCGGTAGCGAGCCAGAAATTTATCAAGAATACTAAATTATGGGATCAACGCAATACTAATCTTTCGAACGAACGCTCGTTCGGTCGATTTATGTCTGTTTACAGACAAAAGGCATGAACTTGGCATGATTCTTCCGTGCTATATATATATGAAGGGTCAAGAAAATTTAAGGGGTATATTGAAATGATTGATATTTTAGAGATTAGGAAAAAACTTGGATGGAGTAGGGAGAAATTGGCCTCAGAAATGGGGGTCAGTTATTTTACTATTCAGAACTGGGAATTGGGGCAGAACCACCCTAGCCCCCTTGCCGAGAATAGGATTAAGGATATTCTCAAAAAGGAGCTTCCCCATGGCCATCAAGGCCCTACAGGACGAAGTTGACCGCCTGGCCGCTGCCCACGGGATCCTGGCGGGCGCACTGATTTCAGTTCCTTTTTGGATTGCCATTTTTATGTACTGCTGCCAATAGAGAAAAGGAGGAGAAAATGAGAAACCTGGACCTGATGTTTCAAGTGGACCTAATGAACCGGACGATGAAGATGATCCATGATGCCCTGGACGACCCGAAGCCGAAGCGGTCCAGGGAGTGCCAGCACCCGGAGAACCTCGAGGAGGGGAAGGACTTCTGGGAGTTCCAGAGCGGGCGGAAGGTTGGGGAATTTTTGAGCCGGAATACTTACCGGTGTTCCTGCTGCGGGGAATACCGGACGGTGACGGAGGAGTCTCCGTTAGCTCCTTAAAGAAAGGAGGGTACTGGAGAGCTTCGAGAAGGACCCGGATCCCCGGGGGGAGACTGAGGAGGAATACCTTGAATACCGGGCCAGGGAACAGGCCAAAATCGATGCCTGGGAAGAGGAAAGGAAGGGGGAGAGGAAATGGAAGAGTTAGCGAGGTATGAAGCGCCAGGAATGGATCTTGCCAGGAAGCCGGAAGAGGTTTTGACGCAAGCGAAAGAGGCGGCAAAGGCTCTGCAAGGGGTGATTTCAAGCAAGGCCAAGAAGGTCATTATTAGCGGGGAGCAGTACCTTGAATTTGAGGACTGGCAGACGGTTGGCCGGTTTTACGGGGTAACTGCCAAGGTTATGTCAACGCAGTTTATTGACATCGGAGGGGTACAGGGATTTGAGGCGCGGGCCGTTGCAATCCGAAACGTGGACGGGATGGAACTTTCCGGGGCAGATGCCATGTGTCTGAACGACGAGACGAACTGGAAGAATCGTCCCCTATTCATGCTGAGATCTATGGCCCAAACAAGGGCCTGCGCTAAATCACTCAGAAACGTCCTTGCCTGGGTTGTGGTACTAGCCGGATACCGACCTACGCCAGCCGAGGAAATGGAAGGGGTTGGAGATCGGAAGCCTCCCCTCCAGGAACCCCAGAAGAAACAATCCCCGCCGGCGGAAGCCCCAATGAATAGTGGGGATATTGGTTGGTCTAGAGAGAAAAAGACCATCGTTTCCCCTATCCTGAAAACCGCCGCGGTAGAGTACAAGAAGAAGAAGGATGGCAAGGAGACCGAGGAGAAGGGGATCTTCTACAGGATCACTTACACCGACGAGAACGGGAACGAGGCTTCGATGTCCACGTTTTCCGAATCCCTGTTCAAAGAGGCCAGCCAAGAAGAGGGGACCAACGTCCCCATGGTCCTGGGGTGGAAGCCTGGGTTTAAACCGGGAACCCGGGAACTGGTATCCGTGGCTCGGTTGGAATTTTCATTAGTTATTCCCTGCCGAAGCTGAGCCGGGGAGCGAAGGGTAATGATCACATACGACGCAGAGGGGCGGGCATATTACGAGGGGAAACGTATAGCGCGGACGACCGAAGTTTGCGCCCTGCTCGCCCCCCGCACCTGGAACGCTGACGAATACTATCTCCGCAAGGGAACGCTTATCCACCGGATTTGCGAATGGGAGGACTCCGGGGAACTGGACGAATCCAGCGTTGACCCCAACCTTGCGGGATACCTGTCGGCTTACCGACAATTCAAAAAAGACACGGGGTGGTTAAATGAGAGGTTAGAAAAGACCTTTATTCATAAGGGATATGGTTATTGTGGAAGGGCCGACAGGGTAGGGAGATTAGCTGGAATTTGGACATGGGTATTGGACATTAAATCGGGTCAATTCCATAACGCAGATCAATATCAAGCCCCAGCATATTTATTCGGGTTGCAGTATGAGGGGATTCGGGTTCAGAGATGCGGGGATTTATATTTAAAACACAACGGTACTTATAGATTTACTGAGGTAAAAAATCCTACCGAGAAGTTTTTTAAGTTTCTCGAGGGTCTTAAAAAATGGAGGGAGGAGAATAATGGAAACCGTTGAAACCCTTAACCGGGAAGCGTTGACTATCCCCTACAAGGCGAAGTTGATTCTTGTCAAAGATGAAACGAGCAAGGCCAAAGCCAATGATTTTTTTCTCATTATTAAAGGCCTCCGAAAGAAGATCGCGGAGACCTTCGACCCGATGGAAGAAGCCGCACGGGAAGCCAAACGCAAGGCGGAGGACTCCCGGAAGCAGATCGTCCTACAGCGGGAAAAGATTGAAGAGCCCTTGAAGCTGGCCGAGTCTCACATCTCCGGGCAGATCGTACGCTACAACCAGGAACAGGAACGGATTCAGAGGGAAGAGGCGGAACGGAAGCGGCAAGAGGAAATTCGCCTAGAGATGGAACGACGCAAGCGGGAAGAGGAAGCAAAGATGGCCCAGGCCGCAGCATTGGAGCAGGCGGGAGCCAAGGACGAAGCCGATCAGATGATGGCCGAGGCCCTTCAGGAAGTTGAAGCCCCTCTTGATATTCCTATCCCCGAAACCAAAAAGGTTGAACTCAAGGGGGCGGCGATCAGGACGACATGGGAGGCCCAGGTATTTGACGTAAAGGCCCTTTGCCGGGCCATCTCCGCAGGTGCAGTTGCGGAAAATCTGGTAGTTCCCAATTTTACCGCTCTGAATCAGATGGCGCGGGCACTCCAAGAGAATATGAAAATCCCCGGGGTGAAGGCAATCTCCAAGACAACGATGGCCGCAACGGGACGCTGACCCCCAGCCGGCGGGGGGAGAATCGGCGGCTCTCCTTTCCCTAGCCCCGGCCTCTGGAAACGGGGGCCGGGCAAAACAAGAGGTTAACATGGGAACGTTGAAAGTAAAATCTGATTGGGGTAGGAAGCCTGGATATCCAAAGGTTTCCGGTAATGATTATTGCCCTTGCAATTCGGGGAAGAAGTTTAAGAAATGTTGCGGGGAATCGAAATGAAAATCCCATTTGGTAAGTACATCGGCAAAGAGATCGAGGAAACGCCGGATGATTACCTGACCTGGCTTTTGGAATCATCCTGGTTCGACAAGAAATATCCTAAATACATAAAACCGATTGAGGACGAACTTGCCTATAGGGAACGGTGGGATAAGCACCTTTACAGAGAGGAGGAATGATGACAAGCGAATGTTGCAATGCTCCGGTTGAATCCATACTTGACGATGATGCCTTGATTTAAGAATAATAACCAAGGACCCGACTCTACATCTTAACCGAGGGCAGAGATGAAAGACTTCCTATTCGGCTTCCTATTGGCGTCCATATTTTCCGTTGTACTCATGGGCATAATGTACATTGACTACCAACGTCAATTCAGGGAGCTGGAGGTACAGGCATACCATGAAGTCCACCAGAAGCGGTTGGAGGTCCGGGCCTTAACCCAGGAGATTCGGCTTCTGTACAACGATAGGAGGGTAAAATGTGGACGATCATCCTAATCTGGTTGGCTATGAGCGTATCATTTCTTGCCGGATTCCTGCTGGCGGCCATGTTCGCCGCTGGAGTACGCGCCGAAGACTGCTTATACTGTTCCTTGCGGCGTTCGGCTTCGGGGTCCTCCTCGGGCTGATTGCGGCAAGGTGAAAAAACAGCCTCCCGATTTAACAGCGGGAGAATTTAACAGGAGTGAATGACGATGCGAGAAGACACTGCCGACGAATTTAGACGTAATTGTGATCTGCGGGCTATGGATGAACCAGTCTCAAGTCAACAGGCGCTTGAAGCTCTGGATCATATCGTCAAGAACCAGCAAAGGGATTCTGAGGACCAAAGGACCCTAAATCAGGCCGTTTCCGTACTAGAAAACTTCATTTACATACACACAGAAACGGCAGCAAAGGTAAGAGTCTACAAGGCTGCCGTTGACCAACTTGCGGATACGATGGCTGCCGGGGCATGGCAAGACGGGCCCGCTCCGAAAGACGGCTCTTGGATTCTTGGGCTCTTTCACGGACTACCCTATGTGGTCTGTTATGACTCATGGGAAGTTGGTGGCGAAATCCTGCCAGACGGGTCGGGATCACCTCCAGACGGGTACGAGAGCGGATGGTGTTTAGTGGTAGACAATTTGCAAGTCATGGATAAGGACGAGCCCGAAAAGTGGGCCCGAATCATCCACCCAAACCGACACATGCCGGCGTCATGGGACGGGCTTGGAGATTGATGACGTTAGGAAATGTACATTTGGGAAGGCTGTTCTTTATCACCCGACCAATTGTTTAAATACTTGGAGGGCAATTTGCCCTGATTTGCTCCCATAATGGAAGTGATCTAGCAGCCGGGGGCGAAAGCCCCCAAACAGGACGGCCCCCCAGGTGCTCCGGCGCTGGCAAGGGGGGGAGGAGGATAAAAATGGGTGAAAGATTAACTGAGCAAAAACGAAAAGTTTTTGAAGCAAAGTGGGAGAAAATTGCAAGTCTTCTTGGTCCAGAATGGATTATGGATTATGCGGAAATGGAAAAGTATATGCCAAAACCTGAAAATACTTGGGATTTTACAGCTATCCTTTCTGGCCCTGTCTTCAAAATCTTTGCAAAATCCGGACCATATAGTTATCCGGACCATTGGCGTATTTTTCCAGCATGGCCGCGAGATTCTAGGAATCTTGTCAATCTTCCTGGAGAGAAAAGGGCGAACCCGAGTTCGATTAATCTCCGTCTTGAGAAGACCTGTGAGCAAATCGCGCAGGAGATTAAAGACAGGGCCCTAGCTCCTTGGAGCGCCTTCGCAGCTGAAATCGTGCTTCATAATGCTAAAGCGGATGACTGCCGAACTGGCCAGTACCTTTCCCGGCGGGAATCAGAGGAGGGAAAATGAAAGAGCTTCAATTTGAAATTTGTTCTCTTTGTGGGGAGCATACAGGATGTGCGGGAAGCGCAGATGATTCTATTTATTGTGAACTTTTAAATCCCTATAGGTCCTTAAAGACTGGGGACAAGGATGCAGTTCTAATTCCTGATGATCAACTATTCAATGAGTCAATAAAGTCTAGCGAGACTCGGAAAAACGATCTTAAGGAAATATCTAGGATAAAATAACCCTTGCGCCTGGTCCTGCGACTGCACGCGGCAGGTAGTTTACGGGTCGGACAGAAGACGGCCAGGGCTGGGTGCAATACAGAGGAGGTGAGGGAGATGACCAGCGAGTGCTGCAAGGCCCCGGTTGAAGGGTGCCTGAAAGATGATTCTATAATTCTCCTCTGCCAGAAGTGCGGCTTCGAGTGCCAGGCGGAAACCGACCTACGATGGACTCCGGTGGAGATCAGGAGGGACGGGGAATGAACCTTGAACCCTGGACCCACATAGACCGCACCCAATGGGGGAACCTTGTGGAGTGGGTCGCCTACATGGGAGCTATCGGGATAATTTGCCTGATCGTTTACTTAGTCATTATTGGATGGAGGTGGTCAAGATAATGTTTTCTTTAAACCCAAATCCCCCATGCGCTAGGTGCCCGGAATGCGGGCGGCTTGTACTGCTATCCTATTCTCGGGATCTAAGCCCCGGCGAGGAATGCGTCGACCTTACATGTGATGCAAACCCCAAAAACCACCACTATTTTAAGGCCAGGAGAATCCCCGGCCTGCATCAACCAAGAGGCGGGGAGGAGGGGTAAATGAAAAGAAAAGTCATAACCGAGGCCAATGTATTAAAGGCAATCCGGGATTACCTGGACGCAAAAGGGGTTGTCTACATCCGAAATAATTCTGGGGCGGTAGTAGGGGAACATAAGGGGAAGAAAAGATTTTTCCGTTTTGGTTCTCCGGGGTCCGCTGACCTAATCGGATGCAGTTCCTCGGGGAGATTTTGGGCCTGTGAGGTTAAGGCACCGGGCAAAAAGGCAACAAAAGAGCAAATGGAATGGCTGGTGAATGTGCGTATAAATGACGGATATTCTATTTGGGTTGATAATGTTGACGGGTTTATTAATTGGTTTGAAAATTGGGTTAAATAACCCTTGCGCCCGGCCCTGCGGTAGGTTTTTTGTGGGTCGGACAGAAGACGTCCAGGGTTGGGCGCGATTAAAAGAATAATGCATAACCATTTAAGCCAAATCGCTTTTTCGATTAACCCCAAAGTCCCTGATCTTCGCGGCCTCCCCCACGAAACGGTAGCTGAATTCCTGGCCCGTGGAGGGGTGATTAAAGTATCTCCTCCGGTAACGATGAGGCCCCTTAACAGCATTCCCGTTCACCATATTTTCCGGCGCAAGCCAATGGATTATCTGAGGTTCTAATGCAACCCCGATGGCAATCGTTCATAGAGGCCTGGGCTAACATCGGAGTAGGTTTCGGCCTGGCTCTACTGACCCAATTAATCGTTTTCCCGATGTACGGAATGGAGATTGATTTAACCGGCAACCTTCAGATAGGGATGATATTCACGGGGATCAGCTTGGGGCGTTCATATTTTCTCAGGAGGGCTTTCAATAAATGGCATCGGTAGAGTATGAGCAATTCCTGGAATCAAAAAGGTTAAAGATAGAGGACGTGGGGAGAGAAGTAAGCAGAGATGAAATCAACCCCATCCTGTTTGACTTCCAGAAGGATATTGTTTGCTGGGCGGTGAAGAAGGGCCGATGCGCCGTATTTCTGGATACGGGGCTCGGGAAGACATTCATCCAACTGGAGTGGGCTCGTTTGATCGGTAAGAAAACTCTAGTTATTGCCCCGCTTTCCGTGGCCCGGCAGACAGTCCGGGAGGGAAAGAAGATCGGCATATCGGTTAATTATGTTAGGTCTGCCGAGGACATGGTGGAAGGCATAAACATAACGAATTATGAAATGGTCGAAAACTTCAATGCTGAGGATGCAGAGGCCATTGTGCTTGATGAAAGCAGTATCCTCAAGAGCCTCGCCGGGAAGACTAAACAAAAGCTTATCGAAAAGTTTTACCAAATAAAATATAAGTTATGCTGTACGGCGACTCCTGCCCCGAACGACTTCATCGAGTTAGGAAACCATACCGCATTCCTGGGGATATGCACCCAACAAGAAATGCTGGCCATGTTTTTCATCAATGCCAACAAGGAGCATACTTTTATTTATGGGGACTTGATCCTGACAAAGAAAGGTTCTAATGCCAACGGGACCGAGTGGAGATTGAAACACCACGCCGAGGAAGCCTTCTTTAAGTGGATGGCTAAGTGGTCGATAACGATGACCAAACCGTCAGACATTGGATATTCCGATGATGGGTTCATCCTCCCGCCATTAAATATAAATCCCTCATTCGCTCACGTTGATTATCGTCCCAACAACCAGTTGTTTTTCACTGGACTTTCAGGGATTCAAGATCGGGTGAAAGTTAGGGTACGTTCGGCCGGTAGGAAGGCGGAGAAAATACCGGAATTAATAAACGGATCAGATGGCCAATGGATTATATGGTGCGGACTGGACGAAGAGGCAAAGCTGGCAAGGGAATTGCTCAATGGATTTTCACGGGAAGTAAAAGGATCGGACCCTCCAGATGTTAAGGCATCCACGTTTGAGGACTTTCAAGATGGAAAATTTAAGGTACTAATCACAAAGCCAAAGATCGGGGCATTCGGGATGAATTTTCAAAATGCCTCAAATATGATATTTTTGGGCTTGAATGATTCGTGGGAAACCTATTATCAGGCTATTCGTCGGGAGTGGAGATTTGGGCAGAAGAAACCTGTCAATGTTTATCTTCTGCTTTCAGATGTTGAACGGGAAATTTATGACAACATCCAACGCAAGGATAAACAGGCATACCGCCTGCGAACTAAAATGATCGAGCAGTTAAAGGATTATGAAAAAGAAGAATTGTGGGGAGGGTCTATGGTCAAGGAAAAATACGAGGAGGAAACCATCAAAGAGGATGGGTGGGTAGCAATGCGGGGGGATTCAGTAGAACGGTTGAAAGAACTGGACGACAATTCCATCGACCTGTCTATATATTCTCCCCCGTTTGCGGATCTTTTCGTCTATTCCAATTCCGATCGGGATTTAGGAAACTGCCGTAATTGGGATGAGTTTTTCAAACATTACTTTTTCATAATCCAATCCGTACTCCGGGTTACTAAGCCGGGCCGGTTATCATGCGTTCATACATCAGACATTCCGGCCATGGCCAACCGGGATGGATACATCGGGCTTAGAGACTTCCCCGGAGAGGTTATCCGATGGCATGAAAAGGCAGGCTGGATATTCGTGGGGCGGATATTCATTCAGAAAAACCCACAGGCCCAGGCCATCCGGGTAAAGTGCAAATCCCTTCTCTTTGTTCAAATGCAGAAGGATTCCAGTCATTCCCGCCCCGCGCTAATTGATCAGGTGCTAATCTTCAAGAAGCCCGGAGAGAATCAAAAGCCGGTTGAGCCGGTAAAGAATGGCGAGATGAATAACGAAATCTGGATCAGGTGGGCTCACGGGGTATGGACCGACATAAATGAAACCGAAACCCTTCAATACTATTCGGCGAGGGCGAAAGAAGACGAAAAGCATATTTGTCCGCTTCAACTTGGGACCATTGAACGGTGCATTAAGCTCTACTCTAATCCCGGAGAAACTGTTTTGACCCCGTTTATGGGTATTGGGTCAGAGGCGTACATGGCGGTAAAGTTGGGAAGAAAGGCCAAGGGGATCGAATTGAAGGAATCCTATTACCGGACGGCAATACAAAATCTGCAATCAATCCAAAGGACATTATTATGACCCCGCAGGCCCAGGTCTTGAACCTAATCCGTTCCCGGAAGGTTGTCTGGATCCGGGAGATTATCCAGAAGTGCGCGACTTGGAAACACGCCACTATCATGGGGAGGCTGAAAAAGAAGGGATACCCGATTGTGAACGTATCACCCCCAGGGTATGAGGCCTGTTACCATTGGGTTGAGGTGGGGCAGATAAAACTTTTGTGACACGAGGATCAGGGGTTACATGAATTACTATAACGACAACGATCCGAAGGCGTGCGCGTGGTTGCGCGAGTTGATCGCGCAAGGCCACTTGCCGCCGGGGACCGTTGACGAAAGGAGCATCCTTGAGATTGAGCCAATCGACCTTGCCGGATTCGACCAGTGCCACTTCTTCGCCGGGATCGGAGGCTGGCCCCTCGCCCTGCGGTGGGCCGGACTCGAAGGCGTTGCCGGGATCTGGACCGGGTCATGTCCGTGTCAGCCGCTTTCGTGCGCTGGTAAAAGACAGGGACACGCCGATGAGCGCCACCTTTGGCCCGCTTTTTACCGCCTCATCGCCGAGTGCCGTCCTGCAACGATCTTTGGAGAGCAAGTTGCGTCAAAAGATGGACGTGAATGGTTCGCCGGAGTTCGTCTTGACCTGGAAGACCTGGGATATGCCTGCGGGGGAGCCGATCTGTGCGCTGCGGGCGTCGGAGCGCCGCACCGGAGACAAAGGCTGTTCTGGGTGGCCGACGCCGATTGTTTCGGACACACGGCACAGCGGATTCAGCGAGCACAGCAAGCACGACAAGTTGGTATATGTGGCGCAACTGGCCACGTGGCCGACGCCGACCACGCAGCGACAGGTCGAGCCAGAGAAGGCGGACAGGGAGAATGCCAAGGGGAACTGGCAGGGAGTGACGGGGCTTGTGGGCTGGGCGACGCCATGTGCTCAGGGCGACTCGACTGGCGGAGGGTGCCTCGGCGACGCGATGAAGAAGGCCGCAGGATTGAAGCGACCGAGCGGGGCCAGTTACGGGACGAAGTTGAACGAGCAAGTGCTCCTTGCGATTGGTCCCGATGCGACATCCTGCCCTGCTGGGACGGGAAAGCGCGGTGTGTTGAATCCCAACCACAGCAGATGGCTGATGGGGTATCCGCTCACCTGGACGCTCTGCGGAATGCTGGCCTTTCTGAAGACCAAATCGGCGCGGCGGTCAGCACGTTCCCGCTCACTGAGCATGCCGTCGGGCGCACGATGCTTCTCCGGGGCATGGGAAACGCGATAATTCCGCAACTTGCGGCACAGTTTATCCTTGCATGGCGCGAGTGTGTGTAGTGCGAACGCGAGTAAAGAAAAATTTTGGGCCTATAGGCGTGACACGAGGCGTCGCGGGCGCGACAAAGGGTGTCGCGGAAAGGAGAATTATGCATGACTCCAGTAAAGGCGATTAGGGCTAAGTGCCTGGATTGTTCCAACAATCAGGTATTAGAAATTAGAGAATGCACTATATCTATTTGCCCATTGTGGCCGTTCCGCATGGGGAAGAACCCAAACCGGAAGGGGAAGCCTCGCAAACAGGCTCAGAATTTGGAAAAACATGGGGCTATCTAAGGTTTTGAAAAACTTTATAGCTCAGGGATAGGTTGGTATATAGAGAAGGGAAAACGGGGATTAAACCATGTTGACAGGACCCCATAAAACTCATATAATTTTCGTAGGTGGCTTATCTCCGGGTAGCTCCCGGGGAGACAGCCCCAGCTCCTGGAGGGTTGCCACCTACCTACCTAAAAAAGTTATCCAGGGCCACAGGAGAAAAAATGTGCTCTATCCGTCATTTAGTAAATCCCATAAAATATAAACAGGCTAAAGAGATGCGTAGAAATCCTACGCCCGCTGAATATAAGTTGTGGCATGAAATCAGGGGGAAAAAGATTGGTGTACGTTTTGGGAGACAAAGAGTAGTCCGAGGGTATATTGTTGATTTCTATTGCCCTAGTATGAAATTAATTGTAGAAGTTGATGGAAATATTCATTTGCAAAAAGAGCAAAAAGAAAGGGATAAATTTAGAGAGACCATTTTAAACAGCATTGGTTTTCGGGTTTTAAGAATATCAAATGATATGGTTCTTAATCATATCTCTTTAGCATTAGATCAAATTAGGAGGGCTATTGATGAAGCCCGCCATGCTTAATCACGCGATTTCTTACCTAAAAGATTATGGTTTCAGCGTTATCCCCCTGAACCCATCTTGCGAAGAGGAAAGAAGCAAGCGGCCTTTGATAAAATGGGCGGAGTTTCAAACCAGAAAGCCAACCGAAAAGGAAATAATTTCTTGGTGGAATTCATGGCCCGATGCGATGATTGGTTTGGTTTGCGGACCTATATCTAATTTGTTTGTCCTAGATGCTGACACTGAATATGCTCATAAAGAAATTGAAGAGAATCTTCCTGAGGGATTTCTTTGTCCGATCGTAAAGACTCCTAGAGGATGGCATTATTGGTTTAGATTTACAAAAGGATTAAGGAATTCCAATAATGGAAAGATCCATTGTCGCGGGGAAGGCGGCTATGTTGTTGCTCCTCCCAGTAGAAAAGAAGATGGATCAGAGTATAAATTTTTATTAAAGCCGTCAACCGATTGTCCCTTCCCCTATAAACCCCATTCATTAAACAAATTAATAAATGATAATGCAGGGTTAGAAAATCAAAAAAAAGAGGATAGCTATGACCACACAAAACCACATTTGACCACAACTGACCACAAATTATTTAATATCGGTTCAAGGGATGATGATCTTTTTCATCTTGCAAATGTTCTTTTTAAGGGAGGAGAAAGTGAACAATACATAAGTGAAGTTATTGAAAACATTGCATTAAATGTATGCAATCCTCCATTCTCTTTATCAGATGCAAGAGTAAAAGTTTCGTCTGCTTTGGACCGGAAGAATAGGTCAGACCGAAACATAGCCAATGAGGTTTATGAGTTCATACTGACCACAAGTGGCCACATAATGACCACAGATGTCCACAACGGACTACAAGTGACCACAAGACAGGATAAAAAAGCGGTTGTTATGGCTCTCCTCAGATTGCTTGATGATGGAATTATAGAAAGGTATGGGACAAGGAACGGTTCGTACCGTAGGGTTGAAGATCAGGCTCCAGACATAGACATATTTGAATCAGCGGAATCCCCTCTTTCATTGCATTACCCTCTTGGTGTGGAAAAGCTGGTCTACACCATGCCGAAGTCAATAATCGTCGTCGCTGGTGAGTCCGACGCCGGGAAGACAGCCTTTCTTTTAAGCTTCTCCATGCTAAATATGGATAACCATAACATAATTTACTATTCATCAGAGATGGGAGCAACGGAGTTGCGGTCAAGAATAGAGAAATTTGAACGCCCGATTGATGACTGGAAGAAGGTTCAATTCAAGGAACGCTCCTCAAACTTCCAGGACCTTATCCAAAAAGATTCAATAAATATAATAGATTACCTTGAACTATCTGATGATTTTTACAGGGTTGGAGCCCAAATAAAGGGAATCTTTGATAAACTTAAATCCGGCATTGCCATTATAGCCCTACAAAAGAAGATCGGGGCCGAACTCGCCCGGGGCGGTGACTTCACTATGGAAAAGGCCAGACTATACCTTAGCCTAAGCCGGGACAATATCTGCAAGGTTATCAAGGCAAAGAACTGGGTCAACCCAATGGTGAAACCTACCGGAAAGGCCAAGAAGTTTGTCCTCCTGCATGGCTGCAAGTTCTTGGCAAAAACTGAATGGATAATGGCTGACGAATTAGACAGGGCGAAAGATGTTTGAAAAATACCTACACCCATGGACAGAAAGGAAGGGAGGAAAAATGAGAGCTGACAAGATCGGCGCCGGCGGACTCTGGATAAAGGAAGGCAAAAATGGCAAATTCCTTTCCGGCTCCCTGCACTTCGACATGATGGGCAGGCGGATCGAGGTAAATTTCCTGAGCTTCAAGAACGACCGGAAGGAAGGAAAGCAACCCGATTACAATATCCTGGTCACTGAGTACAAGGACGCAACCAGGCCAAAGGAGCCACCGTATAATGCTAGCCAAACTCCTAAGCAAAATGATGATCCGCCTTTCTAAATTCTATCTTAACTATCTGCTTTCTAAGGATTTTACTCCAGAAAGATCGCTGAAAGTTGATAGGATAATAGAAAAAATGGATTCATGGGCGGAGTAAAATAAACAGGGAGGAGAAAAATGAATATTAGACCAGAAGAAAAATTGGCAATGGAAATTATTAAATTGGCAATCAGGGATATTCTTAAACCTAAATCTATCCCAAGGTCAAAAATTAAAAAATTCGCAAAAAATCCCCCCATAAATTGCAATAATTTAATATGAAACGCGGCTGGCTCACAGGCCAAGATAGTATCGCCTGCTACATGAACATCTGCAAGGATACTCTCTTGGTCTGGCAAAAAAAATACCACCTACCTATCGTCAAAGTCGGAAAACTATGGTGCGCTGTCGAAAGAGACCTTGACGAATGGCTCACAACCCCAGTAAAAAAACGCAGAAAACTTAAAAACTCCCCCCCAAAACCCCCACAAACCTGATTTTGACCCCCTTGACTGTCTGAAAACAATCAGTTATGCTCTAACCATGAGCCGAAGCCTTGACGATCTCCACCCCGAACTCAAGTGGAGAGCAGAACTTTTGCTCACCGCCTGCCAGAATATCTCTGCCCCAATTCTCATCTACTTCACCCTTAGAACCTTTGAAGAACAGCAAGCCCTTTACGAGCAAGGCCGTAAATCGCCCGGGAAGGTGGTCACAAACGCGCAGGCGGGGCAGTCCTATCACAATTATGGCCTTGCCCTTGATTTCGCGCCTACGGCCCCAAATGGGGCCATTAAGTGGGATGATTTAGAGGGGTTTCAGACGGTAGGCGAGCTTGCCGAAGGGTTTGGGTTCCAATGGGGGGGCCGCTGGCCCCAAAAAGACCGCCCACATCTTCAGATGAGCTTCGGGTTTAAGTGGGAAGACCTCATGGCCTTCTACCAGTCTGGGGGACTCCCGGGGGCATGGAAAAAGGTTTCGGCGGTTGCAGCCCGAAGGGGGTGGCCTTGATGCCGGCCATCATGACCCCGGAGATTTCCCGTAAGGCCGTGGAAGCCATCCAGAAGAGAAAGCTCAAGTATGCGGCCAAATACAAGATCACCCTGGACCGATTGTTCCGCAAGCTCGACGAAGAGCTTGAGGCCGAGGAGCAGAAAGTCTTTAACGACAAGGAAAATGGGGTAATATATTCCAAACCCATGATTGCATGGAGGGTTCGCCAGGAGGCCCGCCGGGATGCCGAGGCGCACCTGGGGATCAAGCCGGCGGAAAAGCAGGAAGTCAGCCACACCGGGAACATCGTGTTTGAAGTGATCGACTATGGCGACAAGAGGAAGGCCAAAAAGGGAAACGGGAACGGATCAAAGGGTTAAGATCACCCTGCCCTACGGATTCGAGCCCAGGGAATACCAACTTGAAGTCTACCGGGCCTTGGACTCGGGGACCCGCAGGGCTGCCCTCGTTTGGCATAGGCGCGCCGGCAAGGATTTGACGATGCTTAACTACATCGTCAAGGAATCCTGGCGTCGACGTGGGGTTTACTACCACCTCCTGCCCACCTTCACCCAGGCCAAAAGGATCCTTTGGGACGGTATTGACTCCTCCGGCCGAGCCTTCCTTGACTACATCCCCCGGGAGATGATAGCCGAAAAGAACTCCACTGACATGAAGATCAAGTTCATAAACGGCTCGATCTACCAGCTCATCGGGACCGACCAATTTGACCGGCTGGTGGGCCCGAACCCCATCGGATGTGTTTTCTCAGAGTACAGCCTTCAGAACCCTCAAGCATGGAAGCTAATCTCCCCGATCCTCCTGGAAAACCAGGGCTGGGCCGTCTTCATCTTCACGCCGCGGGGTAAGAACCACGCCTTCAAGCTCTTCGAGATTGCCAAGGCAAACCCCGACGAATGGTACTCAAAACTGCTTACCATTGACGACACGATGGTAATCGACCGGAACGAAGTTCAGAACGAGGTCAAACAGGGTCTAATCGACCAGGAGACCGCAAATCAGGAGTATTGGTGCAGCTTCACAAGCCCTATGAGCGGGGCCTATTACGCCCGACTCCTCGAGGTCGCAGAGCAGGAAGGCCGGATCTCCGGCGTCCCGTGGGACCCGCGGCTTCCGGTTCAAACCTTCTGGGACATCGGAATTGGTGATTCCACCGCCATTTGGTTCATCCAGAAGGCCGGGCGGGAGATTCACATCCTGGAATACTACGAGAACCGGGGCCTGGGGATTGACCATTATGCTAAGTTAATGAAAGAAAAGCCTTATTCCTTTGATTATCACAATCTACCATTCGACGCAGAGAGCAAAGAGTTAGGAACCGGGAAGAGCATTGAAGAGCTTTTAAGACAGGCTAATATAGGGAAGATCAGGATCATCCCAAAAATGTCGGTTCAGCAGGGGATTGACGCAGCACGGGCCATCATTCCCAAGGTTTGGTTCGACAAAGAGAAATGCAAAGACGGTCTGGACGCACTCCAAAACTACCGTACCGAATACGATGAGAAGAGGGAAACATTCAAGCTGGAACCCCTTCATGACTGGAGCAGCCACGCCGCGGACGCCTTCCGGTACTTTGCAGTTGGCTTCCGGGATGTACTACCCCAGCCGATGCCGAGCCGGTACAAGACCGACTACGATATATTCGCCCCCAACTACGGGGCCAAGCGCCACGAAATGGAACAGACCATGGAAACATGGAACCCGTTTCAGTGAGGTTTCACATGGCACCTTGGACGAAAGACCAAAAGAATCATTGCAAGAATCGCAGAGCATGCCCCTGAAAAGCTACATAAGAAAAACAAGGGCGTACTGAGCATGACCCGGGAACAGCTCCACGAAATGGCCACCGGCCCGCTGAAGAAGAAGCGGTCGGCGATTAACGGAGGTTGAATATGTTTAGATCAGCCAGATGGACACCGCCCCCGGCGACTCCGGCGCCTACTGAGGATAACCAGGAGATGCAACGCAAAGCTGAGGCTGCAGCCCAGGCGGAGCGGGAACGGCTGAAGAAGAACAAGAGACCGACACTTCTCACCGGATACGGCGGGGTTCAGGGTGAGCCTTCCCTTTCATCCGCCGCCTTGGGCGGAAAGACCAAGTTGGGACAATGAAAAAAGGAGACCTGATTAAAAAAATATTGGCAGCTAAGAAGATTCTGGATGAGGCTAGAGTGCCAACAAAAGACAGAATCATTTACATGACCCGGAACGATGCCAGAATTATCAGGGCGATGAAAAAATGAACGCCAAAGACCTTATCAAACATTACGACGCCAGGAAGTCAGAGCGTGGAACACAAGACTCCGTTTGGCAGGAGATCGCCGAGGTCATCATTCCCAACCGGGCGACCATCAATGTAGTACGCAGCCCGGGGGAGAAATTAAACCAGCTTCTTTACGACTCGACTGCCTATGACTCTCTGATCACCCTTGCGCTTTGGCTTTCCTCATCCCTGACCAGCATGGCCATGGACTGGTTTTTTCTGAAGATCGGGGATTCCGAAGAGGAGATCGACCAGGACGGCCAGATTTGGCTTGAGAATCAGAGGAAGCGCCTGTTCTCCGCCCTCCGGGCCAGCAATTTCAGCGGGCAAATGGACCAATCTTACATTGACTGGCCGGGATTCGGGGAAGGGGTAATCTTCAACGACGAATCACAGGTCAAAAAAGCAGGGTTCAACGGGTTCCATTTCGAGTGCATAGCCCCGGGGACCTACGTTCTGGACGAGGACGGCGAGGGAAGCACGGTCTACATCGGCAGGGAATTCAAGCTCAGCGCCAATGCCGCCTATTCCCGGTGGGGCGACAAGGCCGGGGAGAAAGTTGTCAAGGCCAAGGAAAAGGAATCGACCGAGAACTTCACTTTCCTCCATTGCGTCTATCCGTCCGACTGGTTTGACGCCAAGAAAAAGACTCACCCTTTCATGAGCGCCTACATCAATTACGAGGAAAAGAGATTCATCACCCAAGGCGGATACCATGAATTTCCTTATGCCGTTTTCCCATGGATGAAAGTAAGCGGGGAGAAGTATGGCAGGGGTCCCGGGCACATTGCCCTCCCTGATGCCCGGACTTTGAACAAGGCCGAAGAGTACGGACTGAAGGCGTGGGGGAAGGCCATTGACCCGCCGGTTGAAATCTTTGAGGGCGGAATCCTAGGGGCGATTAACCTGTACCCGGGGGCTAAAAATTACGTTTCGGTGAAAGAGACAGTCCGCCCCATCGAATCCGGGGCCAAGTGGGACGTGCAGCAGATCGAGCGGGAACAGAAGCGGGACTCCATCCGGCGCATCTTCCACAATGACAAGATCATGGTTCTCCCAGACCCGAAGCAGCGCAAGGGCGATATGACTGCCTTTGAGGTCAGCATCAGATATGAGATGGCCCAAAAGCTCTTGGGGAGCCCATTCAACAACTTGATAAACCTGGGGCTGGACAAGATCATTGAGCGGTGCTTTGGGATCATGTACAGGGCCGGGGCCCTGGACCCCCCGCCGGACTCCATCCGCCGGGCCGCCATGAATGACCAGCAGATCGACATCCAGTATGAGTCTCCTCTAGCCAGGGCCCAACGTCTGGAAATGGTGGAGTCCATGGGCAAGATGTTTGCGTTCGTCGGCCAAATTCCGATCGAAGCCGGCATCCCCAACCCGTGGGACAACCTGGACGTTGACGAGGGCATAAGGCAGGCCGGGAAGATCATGGGGCTGAGCCCGAAGGTTATCCGAAGCAAGGATGAAACCGCTAAATTCAGGGATGAGAAGGCCGCCACCAATGCGCCACAAGAGGACATGGACCAGGCCTCGCAGGGGGCCGAGATCATGTCTAAGGCGCTTCCGGCGATGAAGGACATGGACCCGGCGATGATGGGCCAGATTGCGGAGGCTGCGGGTAGGGGAGGCTTATGACCGAGCCTACAAACAAGAAGATGCTGGAAATGATCCAGACCTATGCCGATGTATTCGGGTCTCCTGGTGGGAAGCAGGTACTTGCGGACATTCGAAAGTCCTTCGGAGGTCCCTGCTTTGACCCTAACCCATTTGTCACGGCCTACAATGAGGGGGCCAGGTCGGTCATTCTGAAGATTGAAATGCTTGTAAATCGCAGTAAAAACAAGGAGTTTGTAGCACAACTAAAAAAGGAGGAGGAAGAGTAAATGTGGTCATCGGCACGCTGTATGAAATGTCAAGCCCGTAGTTCATTATTTTTTGCCGACCCTGAGGCTCCATGGAAGAGATATGAATTTGATAAATCATTAATGGGAATGAGAACGGCTCTTTGGCAACAAAACCATATCTGTAAACCTGAAAATATTGAAAAAGTTAAAAAATTTCGCAAGGAAGGTTATGGTCCATTTTCAGAAGAATTCCAAAATTATCTTAAAGAACTGGAGGAACAATAATGCCAGATCCCCAACCGAATCCGAATCCGGGTAATCCGGGCGGGGGCAATCCACCGGCGGAACCATCGGCAGTTGACTGGAAAGCCCACATCCCGGCAGACATGGCGACGGAGAAGTTCTGGGAACCCCTGAAGGACAAACCACTCGGGGACGTTCTCAAGGGCTACGGCGAGGCACAGAGGAAGTTTGGGACCGCTGTCTGGGTCCCAAAGGAAGACGCGCCGCCGGAGACCTGGGCCAAATTCTACCAGAAGCTAGGAACCCCGGAGGCTCCTGACAAGTACCAATTCACCCGCCCGGCATTGGGCGAGGGGGCCGCCTGGGACAAGGAATTTGAAAACAAGTTCCTCAGCGAAGCCCATGCAATGGGTCTGAATTCAAAGCAGGTCCAAAAGCTCATGGATCTCCAGGCCGGGCTGGTCGAGACACAGCTTAGGGGGCTGGCCGAGAAGCGCAACGGGACGGTCGAAGCACTGAAGAAAGAATGGGGTGGGGACTTCGAGCGCCGGATGACCCTGGCCGGAAGGGCAAAGAATCTGATTCAGGAGAAAACCGGGCTCACCAAGGAAGAGGCCGACCAGTTCTTCGACGGAACCGGGGCCGGTGACCATCCCGTAATCCTGAAAATCTTTAACTGGCTTGGGGAAATGTTCGCCGAGGACGGGTGGATTAAGGGGGAAGGCACAGCCACCGCCCGGGATGCGGCCAAGGCCAAGATTGACCAGATCACGAAAGACCCGAAACACCCATATTGGAACGAAGGCCCGGGCCACAAAGAGGCCGTTCAGGAGTGGCTTGCACTTCACAAACAGGCTTTCGGCTAAAGGAGAAAGACAATGCTTAGAACAGACATCAAAATCCTTGCTGATTATTGGAAATCGACTAATGGTCGCTCTACCCTTGCCTCAGCCATGCGGGGGAACATTTTTATGGATTCCGCTGACTTGGCCGCCTACAAACAAGACGGCCAGCTTGTCGGAACATTCCATGGGATACCGATTAAGAGGCTGGCATCATTGGAAAACGATACTTTTGCCTATAAGGACTCTGCGGGCAATACCCTATTTACCAACGTGACATAGGAGGAGAACCAATGCCGATCATGCAGGAAGCCATTCCCAAGGAGGACTGGGAACGGATGGACAAAGGACTACCGCCGATTAAGCGGAAACAGGAACCGCGCCCGGAACCTGAGAAGCCTAAGATGAATGATCAGATCAGCCTGAAAAAGATCGACTTTCAAAGGCTTATCAGCGTCAACCGGGAGAACCGAAGAAACAAGGACCGGACGACATTCATAGGCTACATCGTTAAGGTAGAAATCAAGGATGGAGCAGGAATCAAAACCCTGGGGGGCTGGGTTCCGGAGGAGGAATGGCTTGAGTTCCTTCGGTATCACCGTGGGAAGATCAATATGGAGGCCCTTCAGGTATGAGTGAACATGACTCTCCCCCAAAGCTGGGGGGTAATTAGTCATAAAGCCCCGGGTAGCCCGCGAGGGTCCGGGAACCGAAGTCAACCGGGCAGCCCTACGGGGTCCGGGAATAGGAGCAAAGAAAGGGCCGGAAGGCCCGGGGAATCGCGCTAGCGGCAATTCTCTAAAGGCGGAGTGAACATCACGAAAACTTTTACGGGAGAATTGCCATGCCAGAAACCATTGACATTGCGTTTGTAAACCAGTACCAGAACACCATGCGGATGCTCTGCCAGCAGGCAGACGCCCGTCTGGAAGGAACCACCATTCCCCCAGTCCTGATGAAAGGGGAATACCTCTACTGGGAGCGCCTGGGGGCCACGGAAGCCATCGAGATTGCTTCCCGCCACGGCGACACCCCAAACATTGAACCCGACCACACCCGGAGACGTTCAGCCGCCCAGCCCTACGTCTGGGCTACCCTCCTCGATCGGGCCGATGCCGCCCGGATGCTTGCCGACCCCAAAGGTCCATACCAGCAGGCCGCCAAGAACGCCATGAATCGGCGGAAGGATCGGGTTGTCCTAGCCGCCCTTGGGGGGACCGCTTACGGTGGGAAGACCGGAGCTACCAGCGTGGCCTTGCCAGCCGGCCAGAAGGTTGCACACGGCAGCGTGGGGATGACCCTCGCCAAGCTGTTGGCCGCCAAGCAGTTGCTTGATGAGGCCGAAGCCCCCGATGAAGGCCGGTTTTTCGTCTGCCCGTCGGAGTCGATTATTGACCTCCTGGGAACCACCGAAGTCACTAATGCGGACTATAACACCGTCCGGTCCCTGGTTTCCGGGACCATCGATAGCTTCCTGGGATTCAAGTTCATTCGCACGGAACTCATCTACCAGGAAAACAGTTCCAGCGGGACGACCTGGTACAATTACGCCTACTGCAAAGGCGCGGTTGGAATGGGGTCCATCGAAGACCTGTATGTCCGCGTGAGCGAGCGTGACGACAAGAACTATGCCTGGCAGCCCTATCTCAGCATGGACCTGGGGGCAACTCGGGTTGAGGATGAGCTGGTTGTAGAAGTTGCGAGCCAATAGTCAATAATTTCAAGTAGTTAACAACTAACCGACTACCAGGGTCGAAAGGAGACCAAAGAATGAGACCGTTTAACGTGAAAGGAATTGTGGAGGGCAGGCCCTACCAGACCCCCCACCAGCAGAGCGCAGTTCAGCTCTACCCTATCGGGACCAAGCTGGAGGCGTATGGCAAGACCTGGCGGTATTGCAAGGCCGCCGAGAACATCACCATCGCCCGGAGAGGTGCTCCAGCTCTGATCTACAACCCCTGGAAGGCCGGGGATCCTCAGTTTGGGTCCGACGGTGCAACCGTATCGGGGACCATCGGGGAATCGTTCGTTGTCGCTACTTTTGCGGGTGACTACGACGTAGCCAAGGCCGCCGATGTTCTTCAGGGCGGGCTTTTGACCCTCTACCCTGCGTCTCCGAGGGACGATGAGATTTTCGAGTACACGATCCTTGGCAACGATGCCAGCTACGGGGCAGACGTATATTGCAAAATCTACGTTTACCCGGCCCTGTCCGAAACCTGGGCCGCCTGCCCGGCGGATGGACTCCCGAGCCCCTACAGCGCTATTGGGGCATCGGGGAGCGGTACGACAACCCGATCTTTCCTTGTTGTACCGGAGATCCAGGTGACAAGCGCCCATTACTTCTGGGGTCAGACCCGAGGGCCGGCGTGGGTTACGCCTAACGCCGGATGGCAGACGGCTAATTACCGGAGTTGCGCTTTCCACACCAACGGAACCATCATCCCGTACCTGGACAGCTCGGGGGTCGCCAAGCAGTATTGCGGCTACCTTCTGGCCGACAACGTGGATGCCGACGACGCCCACATCATGTTGATGCTGGAGTAACGAAAGGAGATATGATGGCCGAAGAAAAGAAAACTCCCAAGCAGGTAAAAAGGGAGGAATGGCTCAAGAAGAAAATTGAGGCCGGAGCAAAAAAGTAACCGACCGCAATGAACAGGCTGGGGAGAACCACCCTCCTCAGCCTGTTTAAAAGGATGACCAAAATGGCAAGACGTTTGATCCATGTAATCGGCCATCAGGACGACCCGGAAAACCCAGTCTCAGGCGTTCAGAATCTCAAACTCTTTGCCTGTGATACCGCCAATGACCTCCCTCAGGTTCCAAATGTAGGGGAAATATATCTTGTCATAGGAGCAAAGACAGCCGTTTTTGTTGATCCTGTGACGGGGTACATCGAAATAAAGGGGGAAAAGGGAGACCCGGGGGACCTCGAGAAATCCTGGCCGGTGGCATCGGTAATGGGAACAGTTGACGACAAGGATCCTACCGATCTTTTAGGATTTGGTAAATGGGAAGTTGAGCAAAAATTATCAAAAATAAAATTCTGAGGAAGAACAGCATGAGCAAGGTCTGCGTTTTCCTTTGCCCGCGGGAGCGCCCGGTATTCGGTTCGACCACATCCCTTCACCTAGCCATGGGATATACCAGGGACCAAGGGATTGAAGTCGAACCGTTACTGATGGACGAAGAGAACACCTTCGGCTTCCACAACCTCGACATCGGCCTGGGGGACTTCTTAAAGACCGATTGCACTCATATATTCCTTGGGGCGGATGCTGAACTTGGGGCAAAATACCGATTCGGGGTCAAGACCGGGGGCTTTTCAGCCGGGACGATCACCGGAAGACTGAGCCTGTAAGGATACGCCAATGAAAAAGCTATTCCTTTTACTGACAATCCTTGCCCTATCCTGGGGGTCCGTTGCCGAGGCCCAGATGGCCGGGGACGCCCGGAGAATATGGGGGCGCCTGATCGACCAGGCCCAGCCTACCGCCGATCAATGCCTGATGTGGGATGACACGGCCAAGAAATGGAAACCCGGGCAAGAGCTTTGTCCTCAAACCCAGGTTATAGATTGCTCGGCTGGGTGCTCTCCCGCAGCGGCAGTTCTGAAGTGCGGTCCCATCCTCAGCAACTATGGTCAGGGAGCGGCAGATAGAAGTGTGACCCTGCCGACAGCCGCAGCGGGGATGAGCTTTGTCGTCCAGATAGAGACCACCCAGGCGGCCAATTATTTTCGGGCCACCAGCACAGCGGCGAACATAGACCTGGATGGGGGAGCGGCTACGGGTAAGACCTATGTGCAGTTTGCGGCCCCTACCGCAAAGAACGCCTTCTCTTGCCGTTCCTATCGGACGGGAGCGGCAACATGGGGCTGGCTTTGCTTCACCGAGCGTGGAACTACCTTGACCGATTAAGGAGATAGCATGAAGAAACTATTCCTTACCATAATCCTCCTCCTGGCCCTTGCGGGGCAGGGATGGGGAGCTACTTATTACATCCGTGTTGATGGTCATGATACAAATTGTAATGGCACCGCCTACGCTGCAGATTCAGCCGAAACTCGCCCAAACTGTGCAAAACTGACCTGGGGCGGGGGTTGCCGCAATTATAGGCAATAACGATACGGTGCTGATTGGCCCAGGCACATATAATGCTTCCATCTCTACAGGCACCCCGACTGCAACAGGAGTCACCGTTGCGGGCTATGGTGTATTCGCCGTAAGAAGGAGTGAGCATAAGATGAAAAAGATGATCCTTAAGGGTTGCACCTGGCGCGAGCAGCTAACCGGCGGTGTCGCCAATATCAATGGCGAGGCGTGCTATGCCATCTGAACAGGAAGAAAAAAGTGGAAACGGTTCGCTTAGGAAAGTTGGAACCAGAATTGTTGAGGCAATAGTCATCGGAGCCATAGTAACAGGGGTTTCGGTATGGGCAAATTCAAAGGTACTCGAAGTCAAGATGGACAACCTGTGTGCAGCTATAACCAAGATAGAAACGGCAGTCACTAAAATGTCGGAGCAGATTCTTGTTCTGGAAAAAGCCAACATCAAGCAGGATGGAGACATAAACCTTCTGTTCCACCAATCCGGACTCAAGAGGCCGAATGCTGTACTGGAAAGGTAAAATGGATAATGCGGTTAAAAAGGGCTTTGCATTTCCAAAGGAGTAACCATGGCAACCATCGTCTCAATCTGTAACCTGGCCCTCCGCTTCATCAATGCCGATCCGATCACGTTGATCAGTGAGTCAACCGACCGGGCTCAGTTTATGAACGGGGTTTTCGCCGACACCCGGGACGTCTGCCTTCAAGAATTTGTTTGGAACTTCTCAGTTACCCGGAAGGAACTGGCCCAGGAATTGACCGCTCCGTTGAACGGGTACTCCTATTATTACACGCTGCCCACTGACCCCTATTGCCTACGGGTCCTCCAGCTAAACGACAACGACGCCCTAAACTGGGTTGTGGAGGGCCGGAAGCTCTTGAGCGACGAAAGTTCGGCGATCATCAAGTACATTGCCCAAATTACCGATCCCTCATCCTTTGCGCCTCTGTTTACCGAGGCTTTGGCTTACAAGCTGGCATCCCTGGCCGCCTATCCCTTGGCCAAAAAGTTTGAACTTGCCGACCGATACGAGAAGAAGTATGTTTACACCTGCCAGCGGGCCAAGGCGCTGAACCTGACCGAGAACCAGGACATCCAGTACGACGAAATCGTAAACCCCTTGAAGGCGGTGCGGGCCTGATGCCGATCAAGCACTTTCAAAATAACTTTTCATCCGGTGAGTGGAGCCCGCGCCTGGACTCCCGGGCCGACCTTGCCAAGTACCAGAACGCCTGCCGGTACCTGGAGAATATGCTGATCCTGCCCCATGGCGGAGTCACCGGGCGGGGCGGACTGCACTATGTCGGCGCGACGAAGTACAGCAACCGCAAGTCCCGCCTGATCCCCTTTGAATTCAACGTCGAGCAGGCATACCAACTGGAATTCGGCCATTCATACATCCGATTCCTCATGAACCATGCCCAGATCACCAGTCCGACTGTTGACTATTCGCTTCTCCTGCACATGAACGGGGAAGAGGGGAGCAAGACCTTTTCGGATGATGGCTATGTGGTGCATACCGTGACGGCTAACGGAACCGCGAAGATCACCACGGCGCAGAAGGTCTTCGGCAGTGGGTCAGGATATTTCGACGGACTCAGCGCCTACCTTTCTACCCCGGACCACGCGGACTTTGACCTGTCCGCAGGGACATGGACGATTGACTTTAGGGTATATTCGGCATCCAAGTCCGGGACTAAAACCCTTTATTACCAGGGGACGGATGCCAACAATTATTTCCATATCTACCTTCATGGGGGAACGTCGCCCCTTTACCATCCTCATCTCCATTTCGAGATCATAAGCGGCGGTAATCCCATTGTCTCCCTGACCTCCACCCAACTTTTCGTCGGGAGTTGGTATCACATCCAGCTTTGCGCGGACGGTTCAAAATATTTTCTTTTCGTCGATGGATTCCTGGACGCCAGCAGCACAGATGCCGATGTTCCGGCGAATTATACCGGATCGGTTTGCATTGGAGCGGACAGCACACCGGCGAATTACTTCAAAGGATGGCTGGATGAATTCCGAGTTCTCAAGGGAACCTGCGCGAATACTGCCGGCTTCGCCCCTCCATCTCAGCAATACTCCGGGGGGACGACTCCTTATGAAATCGCTTCTCCCTACACCGAAGATCAACTTCCAAAAATACAAAAAGCCCAGGCCGCAGACACGATGTTCCTGGTGAATCCAAATTATAGCCCCCGGAAGTTGACCAGGACTGGGCATCACGCCTGGACGCTATCCGTGATTGACTTCATTGATGGCCCTTGGCGGGATGAGGAAACGACCATTACCTTTACTCCAAGCGCAACGACCGGGAACATAACCCTTGTGGCTTCCTCCGCCTTTTTCCAGGATGCCCATGTTGATTCTTTGCTCCGGCTTAAATTCGGGAGCATAACTTATGGTTATCATTGGACGGGAGATCCAGACGATAGCGGTGATTGGAATCAAACCGCCTGTGTTCTTGCGGCCATTAATGCCCCCGGCCAGGGAGAAGCCGGCGACGACTATTATATGAGGATCTTTCAAACCGGAGGGCCAACCCAAAAAATCAACCGAGATATAACCGGAATAGCAATCGGAACGGTTTATAAATTGCGTGTAGCTATCAAGAACGGAACCGGAACCTGGGCAAGTGGAGTTTTAAGAGTAACAAATAACGCCGGGACTGTCATTCTCGGAGAAAGGCCATTATCGTCAAGTGCAGCCTGGACGGAATTTGTTCTTTATTTCAAAGCTACCGAAACGAATAACAAAATGGAAATGGAAACTACCCTTGGATCTGGCACAACGGCATTTTTCGACACTTTAGGGGTAAGCGACGCAACGGCAGCGGGAACAACCTCCTGGGGATACGTTGAGATTACCGCAGTCACCGACAGCACCAATGCCGCCGCGACGGTTAAAAGCGCCCTTGGGGCCGGGGATTCAATCGCCTACCGCGAGGCTGCATGGTCCGACGTTTACGGCTGGCCCGGAGCGGTCATGTTCCACGAGGACCGGCTATGGTTCGGGCGGGATCTGACTTTCTGGGGGTCGAAGAAGGGCGACCAGCAACAGGAGAATTTCACCCCGGGAGTCAATGAATATGACCCGGTATCTTTCACCCTGAAGACCGATCGGGTGAACCTGCTCAGATGGATTTCAAGCTCTCGGAAACTGATGCTGGGCACCGCAGGAGATGAATTCTGGGTAGGGGGCGACCCGTACATATCCCCTACGAACGTGGCGGCCAAGGCCGACACCTTCAACGGTAGTGAAGACATTTCCCCTGTCCGCGTGGGAAGCGCAACGCTCTTCGTGCAGAGATTCGGGCGGAAACTCCGGGAACTGATCTATTCCCAGGAGGTCGATTCCTACGTCTCCCCTGATTTGACTATTCTCGCTGAACACATCACCGAACCCAAAATTATTGACATGGCTTACCAGCCGACCCCGGACCAGACGGTCTGGGCGCTCCGGTCTGACGGGGTTTTCCTGGGGATGACCTATCTCCGGTCCGAGGACGTGGTGGGCTGGGGCCGGCATGAAACCGACGGGCAGATGGAATCCATTTCCGTCATTCCGGCTCCGGACGGGTCCCGTCATGAGATCTGGGCGGTAGTGGCCCGGGAGATCAACGGGTCCACTGTCCGTTACATCGAATACCTGGACCCGGATATTTTTGTTGATTCCGGGTTGACGTACTCCGGGACACCGACCGACACCGTGACCGGACTTGGCCACCTGGAAGGGGAGACGGTCAAGATCGTCGGGGATGGGGCGGTATTCGCCGACGATGTGGTAGAAAGCGGAACCGTGGTCCTATCCTCCGCCTGCTCTGAAATTTATGTCGGGTTGGGGTATACCCCCCTCCTGCAGACCATGAGGCCGGAGGTTCAGCTAGGAAACGGGAATTCTAGGGCTATGCCCAAGAGCTGGGGCGACCTTTGGGTTGCCTTGCTTGATACCGTGGGATGTACCATAAATGACGAAGAGCTTGCCTTCCGGGCCGGGGGAGCACCCCTTGACGAAGCCGTTGAGCCGTTCACGGGGGCAAAGAAGGTGAATCAAACCGGGTGGGGAGAGGGAATAGTCGAGGTCAAACAGACCCAACCCTTGCCGATAACGGTTTTAGCTATCTTTGGTGATTTCGACCTGGGAGCCGCATGAGATATGAAGTGCGCCAATTTGAAGAGAAAGACTGGACAGAATTACAAAGTACCGACCTTGATCATGGTTTGGTCCTGGCCAGAGGCGGCCCGGCCTACTCGGTCTTCGCCGATAATAAAATCATCGGCATCGGGGGCGTCTATGTGCTCTGGCCAGGAACGGGCGAAGCCTGGGCCCTGGTGGGTCCGGGGATAAAAAAACACGGAGTCTTTTTCCTCCGGGAATCCATGCGGAGACTTGATGAGATGGCCAAGCAGATGAAACTCCAAAGGGTTCAGGCAGCGGTTCAGCAGGATTTCGATTCCGGGCTGAGGTACATCATGGCCCTTGGGTTCGAGTACGAGGGGGCGATGAAACTGTTTTTCGGTGGCAAGACGTTTCTTCGTTTTGCCAAATTCTACCCCAAGGAGGAGTTATGAGGAAGGTGGCAGTTTTGACAATCCTGGCAACCTTTATTCTTGTGGGTTGCGCCAGCCTGGGGCTGAAGCCGTACACGGAAATGACCCCGGACCAGAAGGCTCTTTCGTTCGTCAAGGTCTACAACAAGGTTTTCAAGGGGACCTTCAATCAGATGTTGGATGGTTCTTTGATGAGCCAGGCCGAAAAGGATCAGATGCTTGACGACCTTATGGCCGGGAAGATCACCGCCGCCCAGGTCCCCATCAAAAAGAACCTGACGGCGGAGCAGAGAACGGTAATCAACCAGAAAAGGGTTTTACTTATCAAGCTCAAACCATACTTGGACATTTACGTTAAGGTAGTCTCGGAAGGAATGATTCCTTCTGCCTATACGGAAGAGGCCATTCTTGACCTGATTGACAAACTCACAGCATTAGGAACGGGGGTATAATATGGGAGCGGAGACCATAATTCTCAGCATTTCGGAACTGGCAAAAGTTTTGCTCACCGGCTATTTTTCCCTGGCTGCCATGCAGAACAAGACGCCCGAGGAAGTAAAGGCGGAACTGGCGGAGGAGATGAAGAAATTCCAGGCTTACGACGCCTCGAAACTACCGGAGGTTTGACATGACTTTTGAAGAATTCGGGCTTAATAGGGACACCTTGCCCATCATCCTGATGGTCCTCTTGGGCCTTCTCTTTATGGCCATGGGCCGGGGCGACGCATCGGTTATCCCCAACATCACCAAGAAAATGATCGCCGTGGGGATGGGGATCGCCCTCGGAATCCTCTTCATGTTCTATAACATGGAGCTGGACCCCCAGTTAAAGCCGACCCTGACGGTCATCATCAAGTATGTTTTCGGAGGCCTGATGATGGGGGCCAACGCGATTGGATTGGACCAGTTGACCAAAGGCGGAAAGTAAAATGGCCTGGGCTCCAATCGCCTTAGTTGTGGCCTCCGCGTTTGCTCAGGCCTTATCTAGCTATGAGTCGGGCAGGATGCAGCGGAAGTCCGCCGAGACCTCTGCGGCCCTGGCCGAGAGGGATGCTTCCAACGCCCGAGCGGCGGCACAGATCAAGGCGGAGAACTACCAGGAAGAGGCCCGGCGCCGGATGGCCAAAATTCGGGCAGACTACGCCGCGGCCGGGGTGACTACCGAGGGAACCCCTCTATTGGTCATGATGGAAAGCGCCCGGGAAGCGGAGCGGGATGTTCAGCGGATCAGGTGGGGTGGGGAGGCCCAGGCGAGCGTCTACCAGGGGGAGGCTGGACTCCAGAGGATCATGGGTAAGAACGCCTATACTCAAGGAGTTATGGGGGCAGGAACCAGCCTACTCAGCGGGGCATCCATGGCGACAGCCATGTACTACGGGAAGAAATAATGAAAATTCCAAGGATCACCGCCAGCCAGGAACTTCCGATGGTTCACAATATCCGTGTCCCCCGGGGGGCCTTTACCCAAGTAGCCGAGGGATACGGCCAGTTAGGGGGAGCCCTTGGGCAGATGGGAGAAGACTGGTATCAGGTATCAAAGATTGAACGGGCGATTGAGAAGAAAAAGAGAGAATTCGATAACGTCACCACCACCATGAAGTTGACCGGGGAGTTGAAAGACCGGGTTGACGAGATACACCGTGAAATTGAAAATTATCCATCCTCGAAACACGCAGACATTCTTAAAGATTTTGACCGGAAAAAGAATCTTATTTCCAATGAGATGCAGACCAAGGCCCTACTTTCCGGCGGGGATGTTTATGATCTTTTCGGTAGGGAAAGCATAGGGGTATGGACTAACGCCAGGATCCAAGCCAAGGCAATCCAAGACCTGAAATGGAAAGACGATAAGGTTGCCGAACTTAATGGAATTCAGAACCGCCTGGAAGACGACGCAGCCCAATTAATAGCGAGTGGCAAAAGCCCCGCCAAAGCCACTGAATTCTATGAAGCATTGCTTCAGAAGGCCCAGGCCGAAGGGATTGTTTCCTCCGTCCAGACAGAGAAGAGGAGGGAAATTCTTTCAGACCGGATCACCGCCAAGGTGAAGGCCCTGCAGGAAGCCGCCCGCAAGCAGGACGAGAAGGAAGCCGAAACCCGGGCCGATATTTACCTCACTTCAAAGTACGGAACGAATTACGATGAGATGATTGAAGCCCTGAAAGACCCTAAAGTTTATGCCAAGCAATTAGGGTTGACGGTCCAACAGGCATCTAACCTTACCGGGATACTGAAAAACAGGAAGACCAAGGAAACCGAAACCAAAGAAGAGATGTATAAGCAAATGGCGAATAATTACTGGCTTCGCCTGAAGTCAAATTCCTTGTCAAAAGAAGACATCCGGGAAGGCGTCGAGGTTATGGGTTTCCCGTGGAACCTTGCCGAATCTTTTGAGAAGGCCATTGACAAGCAGATCGAGGCCCCGGACGGGAAGGTTAAGACCGACAAGGGGACCTATTCCCGGCTTTTATCTTTGGCGTGGTCCCACCCCGACAAGGAATATGTCCGGCGGGAAGTTCTTAAAAATGTCCATCTCCTGGAAGACCCGGATTTTGAAAGATTACTCCAGACCAACGAGACGAAGGCTGACGCAAGGTGGCGGGAGTCGGTAAATATAGGGAAGAACCTTATTGAGAAAACGGTTATTCCAAAACGTGGACTTATGGCTTCTTACCTTTCAACCCCGAAAGAGGAGGAGGATTTAGCCAACGCCCTGACGGCCTTCAATGATGCCATCATAAATGCAAGGAAGGCAAACCCGAACATCCAGAGTGATGAGATCAGGAAGATTGCCGACCAAGTTTCAAGGGACTACTCAAAGAGCCTGGCGGAGAGGTTGACTGATTTTACCAAATACACCACCGAGCAATTCAAGAAGGACGTTCAAAAGACCGTTGGGGGGAAGCCCGGAGAAAAGCCGAAAGTCCCCAAAATGACCGACGAGCAGATCCGCGACTACCTTTTAACCAATGGGTATTTGGTCACGGATGAGAATGTCAGGGTATTCAAGGAAGATAACGGGATGAAGTGATGCAGGAATTCAACACCAGCCGCCTAAAAATAAACCCTCTTTTTGATACGTCCAGGCTTCAGAGGAACCCTATGGCCCCCCGGGAGGATGTCCCCGAGCCGCCCTCTTTTGACTGGGATGGAGTGGCCGAAGGGTACAATTTTGCCTATCGAAGCCCGGAAGACCCCCAGATAAAAGCGAACCCACGTTTAGAGTTACCCCAAGTAAAAATTCCCCGTGGTGGTTTTTCTTTAATTGGAACCCCTAGTGAAAGTTGGCTAGAATATCAATTTAGAAAATCTTACCTAGCTTATGAACCTAAAAAAGAGGAAAGGCCATGGTGGGACAAGCCTTTATGGGGTAACCTTCCAGAGCCGATTCCTTTCGACATTGACACATATCTACAAGAAATAAAGGCTCCAAAGGTGAATCTTGAGGATCCACCGGAAGATGGAATAGCCCGGGCCTTGTGGCCAGTAACGAAACGACTGATGGCTTTCGGATATGCAGCACCAGCAGCCCAAAATAGGGCATTAGGGGGGCTTTTCACTCACCTTGATTTGATTGCCCAATTTATCGCAGAAAAGACTGGTACAGAACGAGGCGGGTTATTTGAGGATATGGCTAAAGTTTTTGAGTCAAATATCCCGTATTGGCAGAAAAGAGCCGATAAATACGGACCTGGGTTTTTTGATGAACTTGCCGCAGAAGTAACAGCCGCACCTATTGGTATTGCTCAATTTCTTTTAGACTTGGGGAGTTATTTAACCTTTCCGTATGCAGCCGGATCTCAAAAGGCAAAAATAGAAGGGGATAATGAAGTTATTCATGGACTCGTAGAGGCTGCTAAAACGGGTATTCTGGGGTATCTTTTCCACCTCATGGCCCCATTGAAAAAATATCTCCAAGCCCCGTTGATGGGTTTAACTTTCGCTGTTCAATCAGCTATTGAAGGGGGAAGCCCAAAGGAAATATCAAAGGGAATGCTTACTGGAATGATATTCTCCCTTGGAACCCCAGGACACGCACTTGGCCTGAACGAAGTCCGAGCCGATTTGATGAAACGGTACGTTCGAGAGGAGGCCAGGAAGCCAAAAGTTGAGCCCCGGGTGTCCGAACCCACCACCCCGCCGACTCCTCCCGGCGGTCCCCTTCCCGAAAGGACACCCGGGGAACCCCCTACGAAGCCTCCCATTGCAGCGCCTTTTCCCGAGACGCCCGCAGCCCGCCCGGGGGAGCCTAAAAGAATCATTCCGGAAGAGTTTATCGTTGAGCCCCGGGTGTCCGATGCAGAGCCTGGCAAGGCCGTGGAGTTCCCCGAGATGCCCGCAGTTGGTAATATACCTTTCGCCCCCGAAGCCGGGTTCAAAAGAAGAGAGCCGGAAGTGCGACCCGTCGAGGGAGAAATCACCCGCCGAAGCGATATTGTCCGCCTTCTAACCGAAAAGCTGGACATCCCCATCAGGACCGGGCGATTCCGGGATAAGGCCCTTGGAATCTTCAAGGTGGGCCCGGAGGTTATCAGGACCCGGCAGGCCAACGACATTGAGGTCATCTCCCACGAGATCGGCCACGCCCTGCAAAAGTTCCTCTACCCGGAGGCCCGGGACGCTACCGGACTCACCGCGCAGCCGTTCAGGGGGTTCGAGGGAGAGCTTACGCCCATGGCCACCACGCCTCGGCCCGGGCAGTCAAACGTCCCCGAGGGGTTCGCGGAATTCACTCGCCTTTACATCACCGACCCGGCCAAGGCCAGGGAGAAAGCGCCTTCCTTCTACCAGCACTTCGAGCATCTTCTGGACTCCCGGGCGCCGGAGGCCAAGGAAATCATGCTGGAGGCCCGGGGGCAATACGAGAAATGGCTGAAGCAACCCGCCCTCCAGCGGGTACTTTCCCAGGTATCGGTAGGGGAAAACCAGGCCCGGCCTACCACCTGGACGGACATACAAACGTGGTTCCTGGACGATCTTTACCCCCTTAAAAAGGCTGTTAGGGAGATGACCGGGGGAGAGGCCATCCCCACCGCCAAGAACCCCTATGAACTGGCCCGCCTCCTCCGCGGGTGGCAAGGTAAACCAGAAGCATTTATTAAACATTCTCCCTTTAAATTCAAAACCTATGAGGATATGGGGAAACCACTTAAAGAAATACTCTCGGGCATAAAAGACTTGGATGAGTTAAGGGGTTATTTAATATCCAAGCATGGGCTGGAGCTTGAAAGGGCGGGGATTGAAACTGGACTTCGTCCGATGGATATGCAGAAATTAGTTACTGATTTTGAACCCAAATTTGGCAAGAAAATGAAGGACATAGTTGAATACCAAAATCATCTTTTAGATTATCTTTTAGATAGCGGGTTAACCACCAAAGAATTTCATCAAAACATGAAATCCAAATATGCTTTTTATGTTCCTTTTTATCGTGTTATGGACACCGCTAAAAATACAACCGCAGGGGAGGGCCTCGAAGCCTTCATGCCAATAAAGACGATCAAGGGAAGCTGGCGGGACATCCAAGACCCGCTTGAGTCCATCATCAAGAATACTTATCTTTACATCCACCTGGCCGAAAAGAACGCCATCGGAAAGGCTATTGTTGCCTTGGGGGAAAGCAGAGAGGGAATGGGGAAGTATATTGAAAAAATACCTACTCCTTTGAAAAAGACTGAAATAAAACTAGAGGAAATATTCACAAAACAGGAATTGCAAAAACTGGCCGAATCTGGGATTGAGGTTCCTGAACAGTTTGAAATATTTAGACCGTCGGCATTTACGCCAAAGGAAAACGTAATAGCCGTATGGGAAGAAGGGAAAAAGACCCTTTACCAAGTATCCCCGGAAATATCCAGGGCCTTCCATGCCCTTGACCGGGAGAGCATGAGTGGGTTGATGCGACTCCTTTCGGTCCCCGCCTCCTGGCTGCGGGCCGGAGCCACCTTGACCCCGGAATTCATAGCCCGGAACCCTCTCCGTGACCAGTTTTCAGCTTTTGTTTATTCCAAATATGGGTTCATCCCCGGCTTCGACCTGGCCCGGGGGGTCTTCTCCCTGGCTGGCAGGGATCAAATGTACTGGGACTGGAAGAAGGGCGGCGGGGATAATTCCATGCTGGTCTCCCTTGACCGGAAATATCTCCAGGAACGAATGGGGGAAGTCCTCCAGGGATACCCGACATGGAAGCTGATAAAG